CCTTGGCCTGCGCCACGTCGAACGTATCCCAGGCCGGCTGGCACTCCTGGCACACGTACATCGTGTCGTCTTGCAACGTGACCAGGTTCGGATAGGGCACCGTCTTGAAGCCCGGGGGAGCCGTCTTGGTCTGTTCTGCCATCTGTCCTCCTATGGAATCGCAAGGATGTAACTTGATACGCTCGGTTCATGGACGCCAGCCAGCTACCTCCCCCACCTCCAGCACCTAGCAACCAACGAAGCATGACTAGGGGGATCCGGCCCAAGGCAAGCGACCTGGGCGGTGTCTGCCCCAGATGCGGCGGCACATCCTTTGAGACTGTGCGTTCCACCGGCCGCAAGGTGGCGTTCGGCTTCGCTTCGCTGCTCGCGCCAGCGAACGAGGTCCGCTGCATCACCTGCGGCGAACGGTTCAAGCGCGGCTAGCAGCCCTTACGGCAACGCGGATTCGACGACGCCCGGGCTGACGATCTTGAAGTGGATCTCGACGGCCAGTGAGCCTGTGCGGTCTGGCACGACTCTCGCCCCCGTCCCGGTTGCGGTCGTACGGAACTTCCGGTTCGACGGTGTGTGCTCGGCCTGGATCCACATGGTCGCCCCGGCGTCGCAGTCCGTCTTGAGATTCTGGTGGGCGGTGTTCGCGGGGTCGTACTGCATCGTCATGGTGACGTCGTCGCCCTCTTTCTGACCGGCGCCGAAGTCCATCCACACGTCGCCATACGCCGACTGGTCGAACGTCGCGAGCGCCCCACCGAGGCCAGGGGTGACCTCTCGAACGTTGGGAATCGTCGCGAGTGTTACGAAGTCCGAAGCGGTCGCCCGCTTCCAGACGGTATCCGTACCCCGGTACTTTGCCACGGTCGCTCCTTTCGCTCCCTGGGTCCCGCCGGTCTCCTGCCAGCGGTGGCCTCGTGGCTATTCGTTACGGAAGCCGATAGACCGCCACCGTCACCGAGGTGACAGCTGAGTAGGCGATGTTGATGAGCCCGGTTGCGCCGTTCAGACAGCGCTTTGTGTTGATGAGAATCATCCGCGCCGTGGCATTCACGACCGTGACAACTGGGTCAGGGTTGAACGCTGTGGCGGCGACCGGGGTGATCGTGTTCGGGTCGTCGACGGTGACGGTGATCGACGAACCCCCACCGTTGTTCACGAACAAGGCGAAATTCCGGAAGTCCCCCGCCGTCGGGGTGATGGTATCCCCACCGCCCGCAGCAGCGGCCGTCGTGTGCAGCGCGCCACCCTCTACCAGATCGATGATTGCCAGGTTTGCCATCTAGCCTCCCTATCTCGTCGCCGCCGTGTAGATTTCTTCAGCCAAAACCTTCACGATAGGCTCCGCTTGATCCTTGGCCGGCCGCAGAAAGGGGCGAGCCTTCATCCGTCGCGTGCCGTACTCCAGATACCCGGCGTAGTCCGTGTCCGCGACGACCTCACCACCTTCGCCACCGATGGACGCCTTCAGATGTCCCGTCAGGACGGGAGCTCGCGCTTCGGCAAGGGCCGCGATGATCTCGGCCGCCCTTCCCTCGATCACTTCATCCGCTGCCGCCACGCGAGGGATGACTGCCAGAAGCGCCGCCTGCACCTCGAAGAAGTTGCCGATGACCTGACTAGCCAACAGCCACCACCCCCAGATTCGCCAACACTGACTTCTGCTGCTCATCGAGGAAGATGCGCGCCCGCCATCCGATCGTTTCCTCGGATGGCTCGAACGAGGACGGCGCCTCGGGACTACGCAGCGCCCGATCGGCCACTTCCAGACAGATCGCCTTGACAGACTTGTAGGACTCGGTCATCTCGGCATAGCCGTGGTTGTACGTCACGGTGGCGCCGCGGGACCACGACAGGCTCGTCAGGACATTCGGATCCGAGCCCCGAACGATCTTCCGCTCGTCCAGCAAGCGGTAGTCGGTCGTGGCCACACCCTCCACCAAGACCTGCGTCACTGCGGTTACCGGACGCTCCGGTAGGTAGAGGGTCTGGGACCATTCCGGCTCGAAGACCACGACGTCGCCGGTGACCTCAGAAAGCACCTGGCCGCTGTAGTCGCGGATCTCGGCCGAGGCAAGCTCAAGGACCATCTGCCATCTCGCCAAGTCGTCCGGTACGGATAGACCGCCGAGCTGGGCGAGCTCCGAAGCAATGGCGAACGGATCAGCCACGCAACGCCTCTACCAGCTCGTCCTTGTTCATCGCCGAGTAGCCCTCGACGCCGCGCTCCTTCGCCAGAGCCTTGAGCTGGACGACCGTCCGATCCTCATAATTGCCCGTGCCAGTGTCCGCCTCCTCAACCTCCGCGACAGCCTCAGCCACCTCACCTTGTTCGGCCACTCGCAGACCTTGCGATTGTGCTGCCATTGCCACCTTCTCCGATGGAGACGGCTCAAGGGGCGGTGCCGAGCGCGGATCGAACTCGCCCTCGGGGACGACCCATCCACCCGTCAGCTTGTAATCGCCGGGGGCTTGGTCGTCCCACACCCATTCCTCAACATCCCCGTTCTTGACGTAGTGCCCTTTGGGTTCTGCCATCTTCCCTCCTAGAGAACAGCCGCACCGACAGTCAGGCCGACCACCTGGCTGTAGGTGACCGCGAGTGTGCGCGGATAGACGCCGCTGGGGAGTGGATACACCGCGGTCCCCGAGATGAACGCAGGCTGCGCTACCCCGTCAATCGTGATCGTTGTAGAGTTGGCCCCTACGGTGGCGACGAGTACCGGGGAACCTGGGGCCTGCCATCCACCGGACAGCGTGCCGCCTGAAACCACGGTGTCCCCACCACCCGAGGCTGCCGCCATTGTCATTGCGCCACCTTTCGCTGCAACTGTGATTGCTGCCATGCTTCCTCCTATGTGCCGAACGTGACCCCCGTGAGGGCGGGCGCAGACGAGAACGCACCCACGGTGACGCTGACCACCTGCGAGTACGTGACTGCCACACGCTGCCCCCGGCCCTGCTGGACTACGGGGATGATGACGGTCTGTGACGTAAACGGCCCATAGGCCACCCCAAGAACGGTGATCGTCGTTGCCGTTGTGCCGACAATCGCCATGAGGTAGACAAGGCTCCCCCAGCCACCGGCACGGGTTCCCGCTTCGATTGTGTCGCCGCCACCCGTGGCAGCAGCGGTCGTCACCGCCCCACCGGCCGCAACGCTCTGGGTCGTGAGTGCTGCCATCTGACCTCCTTCCGGGGTTGGGGAGGGCCGAAGCCCTCCCCGTTATCAACTGGCCCCGGTGTCGTATTACGTGATCCGGATTCCGGACAGGCCGACCGGACGGAGCAAGTGCGTGGCGAAGTAGCCGAAGATGTTCAGCTCAATGTTCGCCGGCCCCTGCTTTTCCTCGAACCTGAACGACAGCAGCGGCGACTCCCAGACCCACAGGTCGGACCTGTTGAGGATGAAGATCTGGGTGTCACCGGCAGCCACGCCGGTCGCGGCCCAAGCGGCCACGAAGGGCAGCCCGTCCACGTTCCAGGCGTTGTCCACCGAATTGCCGGTCCCCACGGCGTTGCTCGCCCCGAGATAGGGGAAGAGCGGGCGCTGCGTGGTGTCCACCGCCGCCGCCAGCCGCCCCGTTGCACCCTGTCCCATGAGAGCGACAGTCGGCGAGAGGAAGCGGTTGAACGGATACGCGGCGAGGGACGACCTGATCTGCTTGACCAGACCCTGGTTGTCTGTACCACCGGCCACCGTCACGGCCTGAGCACCCGAAGGCACGAAGCCAGCGGTGATCGTCCCGCCCGAACCGTTCGCACCGTTGAGCAGGGTGTAGACCTTGACCTCGGTTTGCCGGTTGTAAGACTCCCGCATTGCCGCGAGCGCAATCTGGTCGATCGCCGGGTTCGAGGCATCCACGATCTCACGGGTCAGAACGATGCGCCCGGAGATCGCCTGCGGAGTGACCGTCTTGGTGCCGAACGACAGCGAGCCATCCGAGGGGTTCGTACCCTCGACGTGGTCCGCTGAGCCGGTAGTGACCGACGTGAACGTCGGCACCGTGAACGGGGTGGCGTTCGCAAGCAATCCCTGAGATGCCGCCGCGACGAACGGCCGCTGCTGCTGGAGCTGCGGCACGTACAGCTCGGGACGGTAGCCCGGTGGGATGACCTGCGAGGCCGTCGATGTGCTCTGTGGAGTGAAGTTCAGACTGTAGTTCTGAGAGAACAGGGTCGCGACTTCCTCCGTCTGCTGGCGATACTTCCGAAGACGCTCGATCGCGTCCTCTTCCCGCTGCGTGGCGGCATACCATGCGTCACGGACCACCGAGTGCCCCGTGCCGTCGAACCGATACACCGGCTCCTCACGGGTGACGGTGTACCTCGCCGCCTTCACCGATCCACGCTGGGGATCGCCGATGTTCTCGAGGGCAACCTTCATCCCCTCCGAGATCGACTCCCCCACCGACTGTGCGAGCTCCTCGGTGAGCTTGGTGTGCGAATCGGTGATCCGTTCGGCGAGGCGGTTCATCGCCGTCTCGAACGCCGTCACCTCCCCGCCCTCCATGTTCTGCGTTTGCTTCTCGTCCTTCTCCTTCTCCATCTTCACTCCTTCTTGCCGAGCCGCCGCGATGCGATCCACCCGCGCATCGTCGAAGGCGGGATACCCCGTGAGGGCCACACCCTTCAGCGCAGCCTTTCCAACGAGGCGAACATCGTCGTTGGACGGATCGACTTGCCATCCGTCCCCGTCGTCGAAGTCCACCTCCACGGAGAAACCGTCGAGGACCCCGTCCTCGGCCAGCGAGAGCGCTCTGTCTCCCTCTTCTCCTCGAGCGATCCTGAAGGTCCCCGTGAGCCCAAGGGCGGTGTCCTGAAGACGGACCGCCACCCCGACGGTGTCCTTGCGCTCATGCCCGAGGTTCAGCTTGACCCGCTTCTCAGCGGCCCAATGCAGCGATCCTCTGCCGAATCGCCACTTCGCGAACCCCGACCGCGCCACCTTGCCCCACGGCACCAGCAGGCCGGTAACCGTTCTCTTCTCGACGTCTGCCCTGAACGATGCCGCGACTTCCGCGTCGTCGACGAAGGTGATCCCTGTCGCCGCCTCCGCTTCTTCACCCATACCCATGGCGCTTCGGTGGGCGGCGAGATGTGACCTGGCCGCAGATACTCCGGGACCGCTCATCGCCTCCCCAGTCCGTCCGCCGGCTAGCGCCGCCCAAGCGGCCGCAACCCCACCGCGATCCGGCGGTGCTCCGGGCCGAGGATGATGGGGGAGTCCGAATCGCTCCGAGAGAGCGGTGATGCTCTCCCCCCGATCCAGGGCACAGACCGATTGATAGTCACTGACGGTCTCACAGGCCCTCAGAGCCGCGGCACCATCCCAGAACCCAAGCCCGGGCTGCGCCTCGCTCTCCGAGGCGTATAGGGCCCGCATGTGAGCCTGTGCCTCGGCCTCGG